GAGTGGAGGATAACATCGACGAGTGGTTTCGAGGCGAAGTTTGTGAGAATTGTGATGGTTCTGGTGTTGCCGAGATTTCGAAAATGGAATGTGAATTTTGTTTTGGAACTGGTTATGAAGAAGTAGATGGAGCATCAAACGAAAAAACATAAAAAGAGATTTATTGCTTGACATAGAAGTTTTTGGAACGTAGCATAATGGTAATGCCCCTGTTTTTGGTACAGGTGATTGTAGGTTCGAGTCCTACCGTTCCAGCCAAAAACGTGTGTGGATGTGGTGAAATTGGTAGACACGCTAGATTTAGGTTCTAGTGCTTTACGGCGTGAGAGTTCGAGTCTCTCCATCCACACCAAATAAAAAGGAGTATACAATGTCTATGCACATGATTCGAGGCGTGCAAGTACACGGAAAATCAAAAATCAAAAAGAAGCCTGGATGGAAAGAAAGAGAAGCTGAACATCAAGCTTTTCTTGATCGTATGGGTGTAAAAGGTACTAAACAAGACTATCGCCATGAGCGCCCAAAATTTAAAGTTTCAAGAGATCAATTATCAAATAGTATTGATAATGGTACACTAAAAGAAACGAATAAATATACAGGTAATGAGATTGCTGGTATTGTTGTAACACACAAAAGTAATCTTATGCCAATTCGTAAAGACAATAAACAGGCAGCAGTTGATGCGGCGAGTATGCGTAGATGATTTTAGATAAACATGTTATTAGAATAATTACTAATAATGTAAATATGACGGTGCCATATTATCTTATGGCATCGTATGCTTATTATGAGAAAGACGATCCAATATTGTCTGATGATTTTTATGATAAATTAGCAAAAAATATCCTGAAGCAATGGGACAATATTGAACACTATCATAAACATCTACTAAGCAAGGATGTTTTAGAAGCAGGTAGTTACATTGGAAAATATCCAACTATCATCTCAGAGGCCCTTAAGAGCTTAAGAAAGACTGCTAAGAAATGAATCAAGACGATAGAGACTTTATCATTAATGCAGTGAATCGACTTCTAAAAGTCCCTCACGCAGCTCTTACTAATGCTGAAATTGTAAAATTAAAAGGTTTACTTAGAAAATTATGATTACAGTTGAACATAAATATGATCATAGTATTATTACCATTTTAGATAATAATGGAAAAACCGATGATGTTGAAATTATAGTTGACGAAGAACTCTGTTATATTCGTCAATACACTGATGACGATGATTTTAATATTGTGGTAATATCACCATACATGTTAAAAGAATTAGTAGCGGCGTATGATATGGCTGAAGGCTCATATGTTACTGCAGGTAAATCATAAAAAAAATAAAAAAAATGCATTTAAGGGTTTACAATCGCTCTTATATATGTTATTATAGTCATATGTTAAGGAGATAACTATGCTTGAACTTGGTTTACTTGTAAGTGGGATTATTATTACATCCTATATTATTGGTCGTAGAAGCGCAAAAGAAGAAAACGTTGAAGGCATAATTGATCTTGTAATAACTAAACTATGTCATGATGGCTATATTCATTACGAAGAAATGGATGATGGAGATTATGATTTAATCAAAATAGAGGACTTTAATAATGGTAACTCGTAAGCTTACAAAGAAAGCTAAAGTCAAGCAAACATTTTCCCGACGTAAGTCAACTGGATTTACTGCTGGGCCAATGGGAAACTTTCGTGATTTTAACGACTATTGCCGTACTGATCTTGATAAAAAAGATATTGCATCAAAGATTAAGTCTTATATTAAAACAACTATGCCAAAGGATCAGGCTAAGATTGCTCTTGAAGCACCTGAATGGGCTTTTACTGGTTTACCTTTTGTAGCTGCTACTATTGCTTGGAAAGAAATGGATAAAGAATTTCCAATGTGGTGGAAAGCCGAAGAATGTTTAAATCGCCATATGAAAGAAATTCTTGGCCGTGGAAAGAAAAACATTGCTAGAAAAGCTGACCTTGCTGATGATCCATCACCTCAAAGAAAAACTATACAGGAAATTTTAAAAGAAAAAACATCAGAATTTATTGGCCAAGTTGAACATGTTCTTGATCAATATGATCCTAAAAATCATAAGGAATGCATGAAGTATTCACTCTATGATGAATTAAAAAAAGTTGATGCTGCAAATAATACAGCCAAAGCTGTTTTGGATTACTATACACCTATTCGTAATGAAGCAAAAGAATTAGTTGAAGATAAAACCGAAGATTTGGTTGAAGCATTTTCACATCTTTCTGTTCCAGAACGTAAAAAATATCTTGAATTTCTTAATCAACTTGTAAACGATACTGATAAATTCATGGCATCAAAAAAGGCATTGCGTACTACTCGTAAGCCAAAAGTTAAAACTGCAGATAAGCAAGTCGAAAAACTTAATTATGCAAAAGAGTCAAAAGAATATAAGCTCACTTCAATCCATCCAACTTCTATAATTGGTGCAATGCGTTTATATACCTTTAATGTAAAATACAAAGAGCTAACAGAATATGTATGCCAAAAATCTATTGGTTTTGAAGTAAAGGGTACTACTATTCTAGGCCTTGATGCTGATCTTTCACGTAGTACTAAACTTCGCAAACCGGATGATTTTATAAAAGCGGTTTTGACAAAATCTGCAAATCAAATTAGAAAAGAATGGTCTGAGCTCACGACTAAAACTAAAGATAAAGTAAATGGTCGCATCAATAAGGATACTATCCTTGTTAGAGTTATGGCTAAATAGAAAGGATGATTATGCAAGAAGAAGTTAAGTTCATGAACAGAGCCAAGTTTGGTAAGTTAATTGAAGAGCAAGTCGTTGATAAAAAATTATCATATATGGACGCTGTTATTGAGACATGTGAGATCACTAATATTGATCCACAAGATGTAAAAAAGTTTATATCAAATGTGATTCGAGAAAAAATTGAAGCTGAAGCAATGAGTCTTAATTTTTTACCAAAACAAAATGAATTGCTATTCGAATGATAAGATGGTGGGATTATGTAGTAATATACATATTTGCAGATATACTTTCATATATTGCAATTAATCTTTCTAGTAACCTTATAATCGTAGGGGCAATGTTTTTAAATGCTTATTATTTTTGGGAATGGTATTGTGCTTTAAGGTGTAATCATGAGCAATGAAGAAATAAATGAATTTATTAAAATGTTTAAAGGAGTGCTACCCGATCCAGACAACTATCCAGTAACTTTTGACTACTATTATCAACTATATAAACACACAAAGGAAAACAAGAATGTTTGAACTAATTATGATTTTTGGCCTATTTGCAAATGAAAATGAGGATTTTTTTGCAGTAAGTGATGCCAATAAAGCAGCCGGTCTAAAATGGGAATATGTTGGAACACAACCTGTTCCAGAAGGTCATGTTGCAATTCCATCAGTTAATCCTGACACTGGTAAAGAGACAGTTATTTTTGTCAGAAAATAATATAAATAAAGGTATACTTCATGTCAAAAATGTGGTATAATAATTCAGTTAATACAAAACACAATTCAGCAAATATAAGGAATATAATATGTCTTTTGCAAATCTAAAACGGAACCGTGGTCAAATTGATAAACTTGTAGCAGCAGCAGAATCTGCTGGCGGTTCTACAAACAAATACACAGATGATCGTATTTGGAAACCTACAGTCGATAAACAGAATAATGGTTATGCTGTTCTTCGTTTTCTCCCAGCTACAGAAGGTTCTGAGTTGCCATGGGTTCGTTATTGGGATCATGGCTTTAAAGGCCCAACTGGTAAATGGTACATTGAACGATCACTTACATCTATTGGACAAGATGATCCAGTTGGTGAAGTCAATAGCCGTCTTTGGAATAGTGGTGTTGAGTCTGATAAGACAACCGCTCGTAACCAAAAACGTCGTTTGCATTATGTATCAAACGTTCTTATCGTATCTGATCCGGGTAACCCTGCCAATGAAGGTAAGGTATTTCTCTATCAATATGGTAAGAAAATCTTTGATAAACTAATGGATGCAATGCAGCCAGAATTTGCAGATGAAGAACCAATCAATCCATTTGATTTTTGGACTGGTGCTAACTTCAAACTAAAAATTCGGGATGTTGAAGGTTATCGCAACTACGATAAATCAGAATTTGCTTCTCAAGAAGTACTTTCTGATGATGATGCAAAACTTGAAGGTATTTACAATTCAATGCATGATTTGGCTGAGTATACTGACCCTACTAAGTATAAGTCTTATACAGAGCTAAAAACTAAATTGATGAGTGTGCTTGGAGAATCAGCAGTTGCTGGAGCTCCCACTGTGGCCCAAGAGCGTAGCCTTGGAGAAGAAAAAGTAGCGCCACCTATTAAATCAGCTCCTGAACCTGCAATGAGTGCTGTAGCTAGTTCAGATGATGAAGACGATATCATGTCACATTTTGCTAATTTAGTTAACGATTAAATATAACTATATAACTGAGAAATGCCGGCTTAATTGCCGGCATTTTTTTTTAATTCTTCCATTTAGGTTATTTCAGAAAAAATCGTTCTACCCAACTTAATTCAGTATCAGTTGAACCTTGAGATGCAGCAACATAATTATTTGTGGTATACACTGATCCTTCTTGCACTGTTCTCGACATTTGCTGATCTATTCGTGCTTGTTCTCTTGCTTGGGAGGCTGCCACAGCGGCGGCCAAACGAAGCGCGTCATTAATATCTTGTTCACGTTTGGCTATCACTGGATTTAACTCTTTTGCAAGTCTTCGAGCAAGATCAGGATTAGCTCCTTCTTTTCTAGCTAAGGCCGCTGACATACCATAATCCCGTTCAAGTTTTGCTTTTTCTAAATTTGCTAAAGTCAAAGAACGTGTGCCCATTTTAGTCCCATCCATACTCGCGCCGCTAAGTTCAGCTGGCAAATTCATTGCAACTTCTGTAGCTCGCGCTGCTGCCGCTTCTGCTTCAGGATCTGGTATTAATCCTGCTAGTTTTAATATCCTTTCCCCTTGTGGAATTAGCTTAGCAGCATTTATTAACATTTTCTTAATTGCTTCACCACTTGGAATAATACTTACAATTGAATCTAATAATTCAGATATTGAGTTTGTAAGTGATCCTATTAGATCAAAATCTTTAAGTGGATCAAATTCAGCAATTTTGTTTGGAATAGTTTGAGTGAAGAAACATTTAACTGCTTCAAATTTTTCAGTAATAAATTCCATTGGATCAAAATTAACATATGCTTTTTTCCATTCTTCCATCTTGCCTGGAATTGTTGTAGTAAAGAAGTCTTTAACTGCTTCCCATGCTGGATCAACAAGAGCTGTTAAACTAAATTCTTTTAAATCTTTAGCAACACCTTCAAATCCTAATTTTTTAAGAAGCCACGCCGGAAGAGCAATAAATATAGCATCTATTGCTTCTGTAAATCCTTTAATAATACCAAGTACTCCGCCTTCAATACCTCCTTTTAATTTATCAAGAAATCCTTCTCCTTCAGCTTCGGTAAAACCTTTGTAAAATCCTGTTACAAAATCTATTAAAGTTATGAATACTTGAGTAAGAGGTCTCATTACTGTTCTTAATACAAATTCAAATGGCTTAAGCAAAGGCCTTACAAATGTAAATACACGATTTAAAAATCCTAGTATACCAGTTCCAGCTTCTGCTCCACCTGGTCCTGCACTTAATGTTCCTATTACACTTCTTAATTTCTCGCCTATTTTATCCGCGCCTGCTGGCATTTCAAATTGAATACGTGGAATGTTATCAAAAAATGTACCAACAGATGTTTTAATGTCTGCAATTTTACTTCCCATATCAAATTTTAGATTATCTCCTACAAATGTCTTAGTGCTATCAAAAAATCCGCTAACACCAGTTTTAATGGCTGTAATTCTATTTGTAAAAGCTTCTGGTAATGTTAACTTTTCTGTTACCATTTGTTTAGTGCTATCAAAAAATCCGCTAACACCAGTTTTAATAGACGTAAGTTTTTCAGTAAGAGTTTTAAATCCTTCAGTTCCAGCTCCGGGAAGTAAAAAATTTAATTTAGCTATTATGTCTGTAAAAAAACTTAGGCTTCTAGTTTTAATGTTTGTCATATGTTTAATAAATTCGTCTGATGCGCCAGCCCATGCTTTATCAAATTCTAAATATATGCCGCCAAGAAATAAGTTTACTCTAGTTTTGATAGAACTCATACCAACATTAAAATCATCCATCTTATCTACAAGATCTGTATTAATTTTAGTTGCAATATCATCAAAGAATGTTGTAACATTAGATCTTATTGCTGTTACATCAATTGTTGGTATAT